CTGATCCCCGTCACGCTGGCCAATGCGCCGGGCGAGTCCTTCCGCGTCGAACAGGTGAACGAAGATGCAGCCGCTCTCCGCCGCCGACTGCTTTCGCAAGCTGCCACCGGAGCAGCAGCAAGCGGAACTGTCGGCACTCAGCACTGAGGCGCAAGCCGCCCTCCTGCACGACTGGCAGTTTTGGGCTCGTCCCGACCAGATTGCCCCGGAGTGGCTGTGGCGGGTCTGGCTGATCCTGGCCGGCCGTGGCTGGGGCAAGACCCGCTGTGGCGCCGAGTGGGTGCGCGGACTGGCCACGCGCTTCCCGGGATGCCGGATCGCCTTGGTGGGGCTGACCGCCGCCGATGCCCGTGACGTGATCGTGGAAGGCGAGAGCGGTATCCTGTCGGTGCATCCCGAGCGCGACCGTCCGCTGTACGAGCCGTCCAAGCGCCGCATCACCTGGGCTAATGGCTCGATCGCCACCTGCTACAACGCGAGCGAACCGGACCAGTTGCGCGGGCCCCAGCACCATTTCGCGTGGGTGGACGAGCTGGCCAAATTCCCGGCTGCGCAAGATTTGTGGGACCAGTTGATATTCGGCCTGCGGCTCGGGACGCATCCGCAAGTGATGGTGACCACAACCCCGCGCCCACTGCCAATCATCCGGGCAATGCTGGCGGACAAGACCACCCATGTGACGCGCGGCAAGACGCTGGACAACGTATCCAACCTTGCGCCGGGGTCGGTGCAAGCCATGATCGACCGCTATGCCGGAACGCGGCTCGGGCGGCAGGAACTGGACGGGGAAATGCTGGACGACGTACCGGGCGCGCTGTGGACGCGAGCGATACTTGACACGGGCCGGGTGGCGGAGGCGCCAGAGATGGCGCGGGTGGTCGTTGCAATCGATCCATCTGGCACCAGCGGCGATGATGAGGGCGACGACGTGGGGATCATTATCGCGGGTCGTGGCGTCGACGGCCGCGGCTACGTGATCGCCGACCTCACCTGCAAGCTCTCCCCCGATGGTTGGGCGCGGCGGGCAATCACCGCCTACCACCAGCACCAGGCCGACCGCATCGTCGCCGAGCGCAACTTTGGCGGCGCGATGGTGCAGGCGGTGATCCGTGCGGCCGATCGGTCGGTGCCGTACAAGGAGGTTACCGCAAGCCGGGGCAAGGCTGCCCGAGCCGAGCCGGTGTCAGCACTCTACGAGCAAGGACGGGTCTCGCATCTCCCCGGGCTGGCCCAGCTTGAGGACGAGATGGTGTTGATGACCGCAAGCGGGTTTATGGGCATTGGCTCGCCGAACCGGGTGGACGCGATGGTGTGGGCCCTGTCGGAGGTGATGCTGGCCCATCAAGCGCCGAAGATGGACGACGGCCCAGTTGCCATCCCATCGATGCGCACGGCATTCCGCTAGGCACTTGCCTTTAAATTTCCCCGCGGCATCCATCCTATCCGATGGACGAGGCGCAGGCGAAACTTCACGAGCGGATCATCCGCCAGGTCGACGCGGTTGTTTCCGCGCAACTGCCGATCCGTGCCCTCGCCCTGCAGGCCCGCCGCTTCGTTTCCATCCCCGGCGCGCAATGGGAGGGCCCGTGGGGTGAGCAGTTCGACCATTCGATCAAGGTCGAGATCAACAAGACCGCGCGTGGTCACCGCAAGATCATCCTCGACTACCTCGCCAACCGGATCATCCCCGCCTTCCGCAACGTCGGGCAGGACGCCGACGACCACACCGCAGCCACCATTGCCGGGCTGCATCGCGCCGACAGCTACCAATTCAAGGCCCAGCAGGCGCGCGACAACGCGTTCCGGGAGGCATCGGCCGGAGGCTTCGGCGCCTATCGCCTCAAGACCGAGTGGGCGGACGAGTACGACAAGGACAGCGACGACCAGCGCATCAACCCCGGCCTGCTGATTGCCGATGCCGACCAGCGCGTGTTCTTCGATCCCAACTCGCAGCTCTACGACAAGGCCGATGCCTGGTGGTGCACGGTCCTGACCGCCCATTCGCCCGATGCCTTCGCGCGGGACTGGCCCAAGGCAGAGGTTTCCTCGTTCCAACCGGCGCTGTGGAAGCCGCATTACGAGTGGTTCAGCCCCGAGCAGATCGTCACCGCCGAGTATTACGAGAAGGAAGAGGTCGATGAAATGCTGTGGGTTTTCACCCACGGCATCACCAAGGACCAGCAGCGCTATTGGGCGAGCGAACTGGAGCCGGGCGAGAAGTCCGAACTGGAAGCGGCCGGGTACAAGGCCAAGGGCCAGCGCCGCAAGCGTTGCCGGGTGCACAAGTGGGTCGTTTCCGGCGCCGAGGTCCTCGAGGACGGCGGGTTCATCGCCGGCACCGAGATTCCGGTCGTTCCGGTCTACGGCAACCGCGAATACATCGACGGGCTGGAGCGCTTCACCGGCCATGTGCAAATGGCGATGGACCCGGCGCGGGCCTACAACGCGCAGGTCTCCAAACTGATCGAGACCGCCGCGCTCTCGCCGCGCGAAGTGCCGATCTTCGATCCTGAGCAGATCACCCCGACCATCGCCGAACTGTGGGCCGAGCAGAACATCAAGCGTCACTCCTATGCGCTGGCCAAGGCACTGCGGGACACCGACGGCAACATCGTTCAGGCCGGGCCGATCGGCAAGATCGAACCCGCGCAGGTTCCGCCGGTGTCGGCCGCACTGCTCCAGATCACCGCCGCTGACATCGCCGAGCTGACCAATGCCGATGATGGGGCTGACGAGGTGCGGGCCAACACCAGCGCCGAGGCGATGGACATCGCCGCGACCCGCGTCGATGCCAAGTCGGGGATCTACATCGACAACATGCGCCAGTCGGTGCAGCGCGAGGGCGAGATTTATCTTGCCATGGCCCGCGAGGTCTATGCCCGCGAAGGCCGCAAGGTCGACACGATGGACGATGACGGCAACGACGGCGAGGAAACGCTGGTCGAGCCGCACACCAATCCGATCACCGGCGAGTTCACCTTCCGCAACGACCTCGCCAAGGGCAAGTACAAGGTCATTGCCGACGTTACCGAGGCGACCAGCACGCTCCGGGACCGCACGGTCAGGCGGATGACCGAAGTCGCACAGGCGGCCGGGACCGTGGGCGACAACGAACTGGCGGTTGCCTGCATCACCACCGCGATCGCCAACATGGACGGCGAAGGACTGGACGACCTCAAGAACTGGAACCGGCGCCGGATGCTACAACTTGGCCTCGCCGAACCCACGCCCGAAGAAAAGCAGCAGATGCAGCAGGCGCAGCAGGGCCAGCAGCCCGATCCGCAGTCGGCCGCGCTCATGGCGCAGGCGCAGGACTTCCAGGCCGATGCCGCGCTCAAAGCCGCAAAGGCCAAGACCGAGGGGGCCAAGGCCATCCTCGCCCTGGCGCAGGCGCAAGCCGTGGGCGGCCCCGAGCGCGCCCCGACCGGGCTGCAACCACCGCCGCCGCTGCATCCGCTCGAAGTCGCGCAGAAGATCGCCGACCTCCAGAAGACGCAGGCCCAGACCGCCGACATCAAGCACGGCATGGGCATCGACCACATGAACGTCGTGCACAACGGCTACAAACTCTCGCAGGGCGCTGCTGCCTTGCACCTGAAGCGTCAACAGCAGCGCGCCGCGTGATCCCATCGGGTCCGGCCCCCGCAAGGCCGAGAATAGGGAGCGAACGATGAACTTGGACGACGACACCCCGCAAATCGAAGACCTGACGCTCGACACCCCCGAGGTGGACGAGCCGCAACCCGATGCGGCAGAAGTGGAGCAGCCCGAAGACGAGCCGGTCGGGTTCACCTTCGAGGGCGAGGAAGGCGCGGAGGAACCGGAGGCCGACGACAGCCCGGTGATCCGCAAATTGCGCGAGCGCGTCCGCGAATACGCTCGGGAAAACAAGGAACTGAAGAGCAAGATCGCGCCTTCCGCGCAGGACGATCAGATCGGCCCCGAACCGACGCTGGAATCGTGCGGCTATGACGAGGACGCGTTCAAGCAGGCGTTCAAGGACTGGACCGCCAAGCAGGGCGAGGCCGAACGCCGTGCGCGCGAAGCCGAGGAAGCCCAGCGCAAGCGCCAGGAGGAATGGGCCAACCGCGTGGCGACCTTCGAGACCAAGGCGAACGAGATCGTCCCCAACTTCACCACCGTCGCGCAGACCGTGGCCGATCACTTCGGCGACGATGAGGCCGGGAACTACGCCAAGGCGATCCTGATCTACGCCGACGACCCGCGCCTGATCGCCGCCCTCAACGCCAGCCCGACCAAGCTCGCCGAACTGGTGGCGATGAAGAACGATCCGACCGCGCTCGCGATTGCCGTGGGCGAACTGAAAGGGAAAATCAAGCCGATGGCCCGTCGTCAGCCCCCCGCCCCGGAAAGCATCACCAAGGGCTCGGCCCCGGTCGCCGCGTCGGTCGACAAGGAACTCGAGCGGCTCGAAAAGGAAGCCGATCGCAGCGGCGACCGCTCGGCCGTGATCGCCTACCGGCGCAAGCTCAGGCAGAACGCGGCTTGATTTTAAATCTGCCCACGTAATACCGGGCGCAACGCCATCCATCAGCGACCTCCGGCTGTGACGGGAGAGACACGGCGTGATCGGGCTTTCGGGCCCCTCACTTGTCTCTCCCTCCAGTTTTGCAGGTCAAATCATGGCAAATTCATTCAACAAGGAAGAAATCGTTGCCTTCGAACAGGTGTTCGAAGCCTTCGCCGACAACCTCGTCATCTCCAAGCTGTTCAACAAGTACAGCCTCCCCGACCAGCTCGCCGAGCGCACCGGCAATACCGTGTGGCGGCCGATGCCGTACATCGCGCAGAGCTACACCGGGCTCGACCAGTCGGCCAACTTCGGCCGCAACTACACCCAGCTTTCGGTCCCGACCACGCTCGGCTACTCGCACTCGGTTCCGCTGGTCCTCAGCGCCACCGAACTGCGTGACCAGCTCCAGGAAAAGCGCCTCGGTCAGGCCGCGCTGCAGCGCCTTGCCTCCGACATCAACGTCGACTGCTCGAACCTCGCCGCCCTCACCGGCACGGTGTTCGTGAAGCGCTCGGGTGCTGCCACGGGCTTCGATGACGTGGCCGCCTGCGACGACGCGTTCAACCGCCAAGGCATCCCGATGGACGGGCGCAAGCTGCTGCTCTCGACCGCTAACTACAACGCGATGGCCAGCAACCTTGCCACCTCGACGCGCTCGTTCGGCAACGACATCTCCGACCCGGCGCTGCGCAAGGCCTATGTCGGCCCGGTGGCCGGCTTCGAGACCTACAAGCTCGACTACGCCTACCGCAAGACGCTGGCCGGTGGTTCGGGCATCACGCTCAACGCCGCCAACCAGTACTACGTCCCCAAGGCGACCTCGACCGCGACCACGGGCGAGATCAGCAACGTTGACAACCGCTACCAGACCATAACCGTCAACTCGACCACCAACGTCGCGGCGGGCGATGCCTTCACCCTGGCGGGCGTCAACGAAGTCCACCACATCACCAAGACCGACACCGGCTCGAGCAAGACCTTCCGCGTCGTCTCGGTGCCGTCCTCGACCACGCTGGTGATCAGCCCGCCGATCATTTCGAACGGCGGCGGTTCGGACCCGGAAATTCAGTACAAGAACTGTTCGGCCACCCCGGCGAGCAACGCTGCACTGACCTTCCTCAACACCGCAACCGGCGCGGTCAACCCGTTCTGGCAGGACGACGCCTTCGAGATCATGCCCGGCAACTACCGCCCGGCCGAAGACGCCGGCCTCGCCGTCATGCGGGCCACCACCGACAACGGCATCACGGTGACCATGGCGCGGCAGGGCGCGATCGGCGACCTCAGCACCAAGTATCGTTGGGACGTCTGGTACGGCCTGGTGAACAAGCAGCCGGAAATGACCGGCCTGATGATGTTCTCGCAGCCGTAAAACTGAGGGGGCGGGTAGCAATACCCGCCCCGGTTCTTGCGCTTTCATAAGGATTTCAGGATATGGCTTCCACGACCATCCAGCCCTATCAGTCGGCGACCATCACGCTCACCGCTGGTCAGGCAATCGCTACCTACGGTGTTCAGCCGTATTTCGTTTACAGCGTCCCCACCTTCGCCAACTACCCGACGGTGCTCAACACGCTGGTCTACAACGGTTCGGGGCTCAACACGACTTCGACCTACGCCAACGGCACGACGATCATTCTGCAGGCCGGTGGTTCGCCGCTGACCTACAACGTCGGCACTGGCCCGGTGATCTACGAGCGGCTTACCAACACGCAGACCGTTGGCACCCTCAACGCCACCGGCACCCTGACGGCCGCGCTGATGCTGGGCGGGATCGTCACCTCGACCACGGCTGCGGCGGTGACCGCGACCACCGACACGGCGGCGCTGATCGATGCGGCGGGCACGATGGCGGTGGGCGACAGCTTCGAGTTCACGGCTGTGAACACGGGCGGCGCGAACGCCTTCACGCTGTCCGGGGGCACGGGCGTGACGCTGGTTGGTGCTGCCGGCGTGGCGGCTTCGACCTCGGGCACGTTCCGCGTGGTCAAGACGGCGGCAACCCCGACCTTCTCGATCTATCGCAAGTAATGACCTGACCGGGTGGGCGTTTGGAAGCGCCTGCCCGGTCAACCAAGGATCTAAGCCCATGCCGAGTTCCACCGTTCAAGCCAACCAGAGCGCAATCGTGACGGTGCCGGCGGGCAGCAAGATCACGACCTATTCGGCGGCGCGCTATGCCGTCTTCGATGCCAAGACGTACAGCAATGCGCCGCCGCAGATGGTAAATTCGTTCAACAACACGGGCGGCTACACCTCATCGTCATACAACGCCGCCGGGACGGTGAGCATTTTTGCGGGCGCGCAGGCCGTGCTCTATGCCGTGGGAACCTCGCCGGTCATTGTCGAGCGCTCGAATGTCCAGGCCTCGGCCAACTCCCTCAACGCCACCGGGACGCTCACTGCCGCCCTGATCCTTTCCGGCATCGTCACCAGCACCACCGCCGCGGCAGTCACGGCCACGCTCGACACCGGCACGACCGTCGATGCCGCCCACCCGATCGACATCGGCGACGGCTTCCAGTGGTCGGCGATCAACACCGGCTCGAACGCGTTCACCGTCACCGCCGCGACGGGCCACACCGTCGTCGGAGCGGGTGCGGTCGCTGCCGGCACCTCGGGGCGGTTCATGACCGTCAAGAGCGCCGCCGCCACCTTCGTCACTTACCGTCTCAGCTAGGAGTAGCCCCGTGGAATTTCCGCTCATGCTTTACAAACCGGGTTCGATGTTCCGCTGGGACGGCGAGGACTTCGACTACGTGATCGTCAACGACCAGGACGAGGCCGACATCGCGCTGGCCGATGGCTGGGTGGCCCACAAGCCGACTGCCGAGGAAGAAGCGGCGGTGATTGCAAAGGAGCCTGCGCGCAGTGCTCGGAAACCGAAGGAAGCATAGGATGAGCTTCAACACCCGCCCGATCTCGCTGACCTACGCGACGAAGGTGGAGGTGACCGTCGCCAACTCGGCGGGCACCTCGCAGCTGCTCGGTCAGCTCTCCGGCCCCATCCAGGTGCGGATCGTCAACAACGACACGGTGCGCGTGGCATTCCGGGCCGGTACGCAGGCCTTTGCCAACGCGATCACCCTGTCGAACAGCCCGACGTTCCCGGGCGGCGCGACCGAGATCATCACGATCCACCCGAACCCCGACAACACCCCGGTTTACTGGAACATTTTCGGCGACACCGCGCCGGGCGGCAAGGCTTTCGAAGTGACGATCTGCTCGGGCATCTGACGTGCTCAACCCCTATCCCTCGACTGCAACCAAGGCCGATCTGCTCGACCTCGTGTTCGAGGAGTGCGGGCGCGCCGGCTACGAATTCGACCGTTCCCCGGGCGAGGATGTCTCGGCCCTGCGGCGGATCGAGGCGCTGCTGGCCGAGTGGCAGGCGCAGGGCCTGAACTTGGGCTACAATTTCCCCGCAACCTTCGGGCGGAGCTCGACGGCCGAGGCCACGGGCATCCCCGACGCCGCGATGTCCACCGTTGCTGCATGGGGCGCATTCCGCATTGCCCCGGGCATGGGCAAGACCGTCTCGGCCGAGACCCGCAAGGCGATGAACGACGGCCTCGCGTTCCTGCGCGCCGAGACTGCGGCCATTCCCGAGATGCTGCTCCCGCGCACCACGGGCCGGGGCATTGGTTCGAGCCCATGGGCGCCTTGGCGGCCGTTCGAAACCGATACGTGGAGCGACACGATCACGCTCGCCGATGCCACGGTTGCCGATGCCTCCTGTGCTGTCGGCAACGATTACGCCTGCGCAGTGGAATGGACGCAGGGCGCGGTCCTCAGCCTCAAGACGGCGGCCGGGTTCACCCTCGTCAATGGCCTCCTGACCGCCACCGGGCTCACGGCGGGGGTCTATAACCCGGTGCTGCGCCAGACCTTCCCCGGCGCGACCAACAGCCCGCTGGACACCACGCTCATCATCGTGGTGAGCTGACATGGTTGCGCTCCCGATCCTCTCCGGGATCTACACCGATGAGAGCGCCGACTGGCGCGGGGCCATGCCGGTCAACAAAGAGCCCATCATGGGCGACAACGGCATCGCCCAAGGCTATCTCGGGCAGATTCACGGCCTCACCGCGCAGGCCTCGGGCTACGGCGCCAGTCGCGGCGCGATCAACTGGAACGGCACCTGCTACCGGGTGATGGGCTCGCGGCTCGTCAGCGTGGCGCAGGACGGCACCGTGACCGTGCTTGGCGATGTGGTCGACGACGGCAACCCGGTGTCGATGGACTATTCGTTCGATCGGCTCGCGATCACCAGCGCGGGCAACCTGTTCTACTGGAGCGGCGCAGCGCTGACCCGCGTGTCTGACCCGGACCTCGGCATCGTGTTCGACGTGCTGTTCGTGGATGGCCGGTTCATGATGACCGATGGCACCTATCTGGTGCTCACCGACCTCACCGACCCGATGAGCATCAGCCCGCTCAACTACGGCTCGGCCGAGACCGACCCCGACCCGATCAACGCGATCTGCAAGGTCCGCGGCGAAGTCTATGCGCTCGGGCGCTACACCATCCAGAATTTCCGCGACAGCGGCGGCGCGGGCTTCCCGTTCGTCAACAATCCGCCGGGGTTCATTCCGCGCGGGATCGTCGGGCGCAAGGCATGGTCCTATTTCCTCGAGACCTTCGCCTTTCTCGGTTCCTCGCGCACCGAACGCCCCTCGGTCTATATCGCCGGCGCCGGGGAATCGCGCTCGATCTCGACGCAGGAAGTCGACAAGCTGCTCGCCGCACTGACCGATGCCCAACTGGCCACCGTGGTCATGGAGCAGCGCAACGACCAGAACGAGCAGCGGCTGTACATGCACCTGCCCGACCGGACGCTGGTCTATCTCAACCAGGCATCGATCGCGGCCGGACAGCCGGTGTGGATCACCCTGCGCGGCGGTGACAGCCTCGACCAGGCCTATACCGCGCGGCATCTGGTGCCCTGCTACGGCAAGTGGCTGGCGGCTTCGACCGATGGCAAGATCGGCTACATCGACGAGAGCGCCTCGGGCTTCTGGGGCGGCCTGTCGTCGTGGCAGTTCCAGACCAACTTCGTCTACAACGGCGCGCGCGGCGGGATCATCCACCGGATCGAGCTCATCGGCCTCCCGGGTCGGGCAGCACTCGGTGATCAGCCCTATGTCTACCTCTCGTTCTCGGCTGACGGGGAATCGTGGGGGCAGGAGTTCCGCATCTCGGCGGGTAAGTTCGGCGAGCGCAACAAGCGCCTCGTGTGGTGGCCGAACAAGCGGTTTTCGAACTACATCGCGGTGCGCCTGCGCGGCCAGGGCGACAACCACATCAGTTTCACCCGGCTTGAGGCCGAGATCGAGCCGCTCGCGGCATGAAACTCAACGGATCCACTCTGCCCCGCGCGGAACTGGCCCAGTTCCTGCCCACCCCGCGCGCCGTTGCGACGTTCGATGATATCCAGACCGACGTCGCCGACATGGGCGATGGCGTCACCAACGCTTCGTTCCTCGTGGTCGGGCCGGAACCGTCGCTCGGGGCGGAACGGGTGCTGGCGCCGGCTGTTGGCGACCTCTCGGGCATCGATGGGGGCGCCAACGGCTTCTATACCCTCGGGCTCGCCAATACAGCGGTCGCAGCCGGAAATTATGGCGATGCCACGCACGTCGCAGCGCTCACCGTCGATGCCAAGGGCCGACTGACGGCCGCGGCATCAACAGCAATCACCGGGATATTCCTCACCGGGCGCGCCACCCCGATCGCTGGGTCCAAGATGGCGATCCGCTGGCTGCGGGACAACGCGACCTATCCGCTGGAGGATGAGGCAGGCATCTGGTCGGGTGCTGTGGTCACCGACCACGGCATCAGCGCGAACTTCACCAACACCGATGGCGGCGCCAATGCGCCGTGCCCGGGCTTCATGGTTCTGGCCAACAATTCAGGCTCGCCGTCCGATGTCGTGGGCGGCCTGTTCGATTCCGTCGCGCGGGCCAACAACACGACGGTGTTCGGGGCCAACATCATCGCGCGCGGCACCGGCAAGAGCGGGTGCAAGTTCGTTGGGCTGGAGATCGATGTTGAGCCGGCGGCGGGGGATACAGCGCTCAGTACCTCCTCGGCGGGCCTGCTGATCAACGGCTTCAGCGTGGCGATCCCCGGCCCGGCCATGCAGACCGGCGCGCTAGGTGGGGGCAGCTTCGCCAACGGCATCGTGCTGGGCGGGCTGGCCACCACGGCGGCGGGGGTTTCGCTCGAAAGCACGAGCAGCGCCGACAGCCTGGTCAACTCGGGCGTCGGCACCTTCACCACGGCAGCGATCAAACTGGGTTCCGGGTTGGCGCGCGGCATCAAGTGGGTCAGCGGCTCCAGTCTCTATTTCGACGGCACCAATCAGCGGCTGACGGTCCCTAGCGGCGGCAATTTCATCATCCGCGATCACACTGATGCAACGTCGCTGGCGACATTTGACGACTTCGGCAACGTCACATTGGCTGGCACCGTGGCGTTCCCCATCGGGCTCTCGTCCACCACGGCCACGGCGGGCGCGCAGACCCTGCCCGCCAATCCCGTCGGGTTCCTGACCATCACCATCGGCGGCACCAACCGCAAGATCCCCTACTACGCGACGTGAGGCTGACATGACCCTCGACAAGGAAGAACACCGCCAGTTTCTCCTGAACGCGCTTCATTCTGCTCAGGTGCAGGGACGCCTCGCGGAATTGCGCCCGTTCGTCGCCCTGGCGGATGAAGTCGAGGCAGCGCTGGCGAAGGCGGAGGTCGCTGAACCGTCCGCGTGATTTTGCGGTTCGGGCCGCGCTTGCGCTTGATTATAAAAATCAGCGCCATACCGTCCCAGCCTATCGGCAGTTAGCGGTTGCGCCGGACCATCGAAGCAAAGGGCTTCTGGTGCCGGCCATTCTTTCCCTCACGCGCGATGCAGCCCGCGTCAACGCGGTGATCAATCACCCCGATGTGCGGCCCTATGTCGGCGCGCCGGAAGCGGGCTATCTCGACATTTCCCGGCGGATGGCCGAGCCGGAAAACCTGTTCCCGTTCGGCGAACATGGCGGCTTCGCGCTGATCTGGACCGCGCCCGCCGAACACGAGGTGCATACCTACATCCTCCCCAGCGGCCGGGGCAAATGGGCCCGCCAGGCAGCGGCCGAGATGATCTCGCTGGCCGCGCAGCACGGCACCGAACGGCTGTGGACGCAGATTGAGCCCGAGATGCGCAACGTCCGCAATTTCGCGGTGAGCATGGGCATGGTCCCGACCGGGGAAACGCTCGTCACGCTCGGCGAACCGCACCTTGTTTATGAAATGGGCACCTGCTGATGCCTGTCGCGGGTGCAATCATCGGCGGCGTGGCTTCGCTTGCGGGCGGCGCCATTGCAGCGGGAGGCGCGAAATCCGCCGCCAATGCACAGGCCGCCTCGGCCGCGCAGGGGCTGGCCGAACAGCAGCGCGAATTCAACATCAACCAGCAGAACTACGCGCCGTGGCTGGCGGCGGGCAAGAGTGCGCTTCAGCAGCAGCTCGACCTGCTCGGCCTCGGTGGCGGCCCCTCAACCGGCAACTGGACCGCCTATCTCCAGCAGAACCCCGACGTGCAGGCTGGCTGGGAGGCGATGTCGCCGGCCGACAAGCAGCAGTTCCCGACGCCGGAAGCCTACGCGCAGTGGCATTATCAGAACTACGGTCAGAACGAGGGGCGCACGGCTCCCGGACTGCAGAGCGCCGGACAGGTGCAGCAAGGCGCGATCGACCAGTTGCAGGCCTCGCCGCTCTACCAGTCGCTGTTCCGCAACGGCCGCGATGCGATCCTCAACTCGGCGGCGGCAACCGGCGGCCTGCGCGGCGGCAATACGGCATCAAGCCTCGCCAACTTCGGCGCGGATACCCTGTCGCAGGTGATCCAGAACCAGCTGGCCAACCTCGGCGGCATCTCCAACACCGGCAACGCCAGCGCGGGCAATCTTGGAAGCCTGAACGGACAGACCGCCAATGCGATGGGCAATCTCTACGCCCAGCAGGGATCGGCGCAGGCGGGCGGCATCCTCGGCTCGACCGGGATCTGGAACAATGCCTTCAACGGCGTCGGCAAGGCCCTTGGCGGCCTGTTCAACCGCCCCGCGCCACTCGGGTCGAATGGCTTCGTCACGCCATCGCCTGACTTTGTCGCAGGCGTCGGCCAGACCATGAACCAGAACGGCAGCATCTTCTAATGGCCGAAGACTTTCTCTCGGTGATGAAGGTCCTGCCCGACCCGGTGGGTTCGTTCATGCAGGGCCAGCAGCAGTCGGCTGATCTCGCCGCCACGCAGTCGAATACGCAGGTTCAGCAGTACCAGTTGCAGCAGGCCCAGCAGCAGCAACAGGCGCAGGTCCAGCAGCAGGCCGCCTACCAGCAGGCGGTCGGCCAGTTCATCCAGAAGCCGACCGCCGAGGGCGCGGCCAACCTCGCGCTCCAGTTCCCCAACCAGCAGAAGGCGATCACCGACGCGTGGAACATGCGCGATGCGGCAGTCAATAACGCCGATCGCCAGCAGCTCGCCAACGTCTATTCGCTGCTCAACAACGGCTACACCGACCAGGCGCAGAAGCTGCTCGAGGCGCGCCAGTTGGCTGACCAGCAGGCAGGTAAATCCGAGCCGATGGTCGATATGCTGTTGCAGACGATCAAGACCAACCCCGACCACGCCAAGGGGGTGGCCGCCTATGCGCTGGCCTCGATCCCGGGCGGCGAGGACTTCGCCAAGGTGCTCGACAAGGTGGGCGACGGGCAGGCGCAGACCCACGTCATCAACGAAGGCGGCGCGCTGGTCGATGATAGCGGCAAGGTGCTGTACCAGGCAGGCAAGAGCCCGAAGTACCAGACCGTCAAGAACGCCGACGGCTCGGAAAGCGTAATTGCGCTACCTGAGGGCACCGCCGCCCCCGGTGTAACCAGCGCCAGCCCCGGGGCCCCTTCCGGCCAGCGTTACTCTGGTGGCTGGACCCCACGCGCCCGCAACGGCGGCGACAATCCCGACAATGTCGTCGACAACAAGATCACGGGGGCCGCGCGGTTTCTGGGTGTAGACCCGACCGCAGACATTTCCGGCCTCTCGCCCGCCAAGATCGCGCAGGCGATGACGCTCTCCGAGGGCGGCGCGGGGTCGTTGGCTGACCGCAACAACAATCCCGGAAACCTCCGCAACCCGGATGGCTCCTACAAGTCGTTTCCCTCAAAGCAGGCCGGTCTCGCCGCTGCCGCAGCGCTGGTCGCGCGCAAGCTCAAGTCTGGGCAGACGACGGTCCAAAGCCTAATCGAAGGATTGCCGGTTGGTGGTGCGACCGCCCAGCTTTCGGGTTCCGATGGCGGGCTCCCCGCTGGCCCCACGGGGAATGTCGTCTTTACGTCGAAAGGAGGTGATCTGGTTTCTGCTCCGGGGGATACGACCAAGACCGGAGACGCCTACCTCGCGACGATCCCCAGCGACCTTGCCAATCGGGCGCGGGCATTGCTTCAAGGTCGGACGCCGTATCCCTCGCAGGCTGCCTTGCGCTCGCCGCAGATGCAGCAACTGCTCGCCGCCGCGCAGCAGGCCGACCCCTCGTTCGATGCGGCGACGTGGTTCCGGCGCAAGAAGACCGCGACCGACTATTCGCCGGGCGGCGTGATCGGCCAGACCCTGACCAGCGGTAAGACGGTGATCAACCACCTCTACGAGCTTGCCAAGGAGTCCGAAGCACTGGGCGGAGCCGATGGGTTCGCCTCGTCGTGGATCAATAGCGCAGTCAATGCCGGTCGGCGCGTCAACAGTAACGTCGACCTTGCCAAGTACAACCAGGCGCGCACCCTCGTCGCCCCCGAACTGGCCAAGTTCCTGACCGGCAAGGCTCCGGCCGAGGGCGAGATCAACCGCCATTATGACGCGCTCGATCCCAACCAGGGCCCGGCAGCGCGCAAGGCCCGCATCGCCGAGTCCATCGCGCTCATCGCCGGCAGGTTTGGCCCGCTGGTACAGGGCTATCAGGACGCGATGGGGCAGAATTTCGACATCGACAAGGCCGTGCCGGGTGGGGCGGTGTCGTCCAAGCTCGCCGCGCTGACCCGCTGGGCCAATGGCGGCCAACTGGAGCCCAAGCAGGGCGGACAGCAAGGCGGTGGACAGCTCCCCACCCTCACGCCTCAACAGGCCGCCAGTCTGCCTTCGGGCGCCCGGTTCAGGACGACGGACGGCCGCGTGATGGTGAAGCGATGAGCGACCCCTACGCGCAGATCGCTGCACCCGACCCGCAGGCCACACCCACGCAGGCGCCCGATCCGCAGGCGCTGGAGACCGCGCGCTCGACGGTGGAACACCTCATCAACACCGGGGCGACGAAAGATCAGGTCGTCGCCTTCATGGCGGCACATGGCCTAGCCGAACGATCTGGCATCGACGCCGCTTTAGCCGCCCGCGATCACGGCATGAAGGTGCATATCCCGGTGCGACTGGTCATGCCGGCGGCTCCCGCATCTCCCGCCGACGATCCTTACGCTCACCTTGCCGACCCTTTGCAGGAATCGAGCGATCCCGGCGCTGACCCATTGCAAGCGCACGGCCTCGGCGATGAGCTCGGCATCGGCGCGCGCGCCATTCTCAATGGGATCGGTCAGTTGCCCGACGCCGCCGCCAAGGTTGGCGACCTGCTCGATCCCTCGACCTACATCACCGGCATCCACAGCAAGACCGACTTCGGCAGCAGGGCCGCCAATGGCCTGTCTGATCTCGCAGGGTTCGCCACGCCTCAAACCGATGGGGAAAATCTCGCCTCTGCCGCGATCAGCGGGGCGACCGGGGGCTTGCTCACCGCCCCACTCGGCGGCGAGGGGGCGTTCCTGGCACTGGCCTCTACCCTCTCCGGGGCTGGTGCCGGGGGCGCATCTGAGCTCGCCCGGCAGAACGGCGCAGGGCCGATCGGGCAGTTGGCCGCCGGTATCGCCGGGGGCTTTGCTGGCCCCGCCGCCATAGGTGGCGTTGGCCGCGTGGCCGGGGCCTTCGCTCCCGAGGCCGAACGCGCGCTTTCGCCAGTCGCGCAGGCCTTCCATGACCAGAACGTCTCGGCCCTGCCTGCGGATGTGGGCGGGACTGGCACCCGCATGGCTACAGCAGCCGCGCGCACCACGCTCGGCGGGATTCCGATCCACGACGCCGCGCAGGCCTCGGTCGCAGCGGCAGGCGCAGCACGTTCCCGCGTCGCCGGGACGATCGGTACGGTGGGCGATGATCTGACTGCAGGCCAAGCCGCGCAGGCCGGAGCCAACAAGTTCCTGACCAATTCGCAGGACACTGCCGGGCGACTTTATGACGCCATTCCGATTGCGGCGAACACCTCAGCCAAGCTCGATAACACCCGCCAGGCACTGGGCCAGATCACTCGGGGAATGGAATCGAACCCCGAGCTATCGCAGCTGTGGGCCGAGTTCCCCCGACTTCGGGCTAGCCTTGAAGCGATCACACCGGCCGAAACCGCCGCATCACGTGCAGCCGACCTCACCGAAGCGCAGGCCAGCCTTGCGCGCGCCCAGCAGCAGGCGGCGCTCACACCCACGCCGCAAACCCAATCGGCCCTCGCAGATGCACGGCAGGCCTATGATGCGCAGGTCGCCCGGCAGCAGGAGCGGCTTCAGGATGGTTCGGTATCGTGGAATGACCTGAAGCGCCTGCGTTCGACCGTGGGTGAAATTATCGGAAAGCCCGGGATCGCATCCGAGGGCCATGTCGATGCAGCTATGCGTGACCTCTACGGCGCGCTGTCGCAGGACATGCAGGCGACCGCGCAAGCGGAAGGCCCGCAAGCTGCCGCGGCATTCAATCGTGCCAATACCTACTGGCGGGCCCGTCAGCAGCGCATTGATGATGTGATCACCCCGATCCTCGGCAAGGACGGCAACGCCACCCCGGAAAGCGCCTTTCGCACGATCCAGTCATGGGCAGGCAACAAGGGCTCGTTCATCCGCACTGCGCAGGCGCTGCGTTCGCTCCCAGAAGAGGAAGCCAACGCCGTGCGCGCCTCGATCTTTGACCGGCTCGGCAATGCCCCGGCAGGCCAGCAGGGCGCGGCGGGGGACGTGTTCTCGCCGTCGAGCTTCCTGACCCAGTGGAACCGCTTGCCCGACAAGGCGAAGTCGGTCCTGTTCCCGGGGGCGCAGTATCAGAAGGACATCAGCGATCTTGTGACCATCGCCGACGCGCAAAAGGCGGCGGGCAAGTTCGCGAATACCTCCGGCACAGCACTGGCGATGCACATGGCTCCGGGCGCCGGCGCGCTGGCGGTGTTCTTCCACGATCCGATCACCGGCCTTGCCAGCATCGGCGGGCAGTTGGCGGCGGGCAAGTTGCTGTCGTCGCCAAAGTTCGCCCGCTGGCTCGCCTCCTCGGTCAAGAAGCCCAACGCCGCCGCGCAACTTGCCCACGTCGATCGCCTGACCGGCCTCGCCGCATCGCAGCCAGCCATCGCGAACGACGTGCTGAACCTGCAATCGCGTCTGCGCGAGGCCTTCGCGCAGTCACCCCAACCGCTCGCCGCGCAGCCGCAGGAGCAGGGCCAATGACCTACATCCACCGCCCGGTCAGCACGAACACAAACGCAGGCGTGAACCACCACACCAGCGCAGCCAACGCCGCGACCTTCAGCTTTTTCCGCATGGGGCAACAGTAAATGACCGCCTACCCAACCGCAAACCCGTTTTTCAACCTGACCGACGCGCAGGGCAAGCCGGTGACCGGTGGCCGTGTCTACATCGGCGTCTCGGGGCAGGACCCGGAAACGCATCCCCAGGCGGTCTATTGGGACGCCGCGCAGACGCAGCCGGCCTCGCAGCCGCTGGCGATCAACGGCGGCTACATCGTCAACGGCGCGAGTCCGGCCACACCCTACACCGCCTCGACCTATTCGGTGCGGGCCTACGACGCGCTCGGCAACATGATCTTCTACCTCGCCAGCGTCACCACGATCACCCCGCCGGTGGTCTCGACCGCCTTCACCTCACCGGTCAGCGTTACGGGTACTTTCGCGCTCGACAACCTCGGCAGTGTCAGCCCGGCCAACGGCTCGTACATCGGCGTTGGCGGCAACTCGCTGTCGTTCCAGACCCGCGTCTCGAACCCGGCGGGCGGCGCGGATACCGACAACCAACGCGCGTCGGCCCTGATCGCGGCGACCACCAGCGACGACGGCAACAGCGAAGAGCAGACGCTGTGCCTGCTCACGACGATCCAGACCGGCTACCGCACCACCTGGGCACCGACGACCGCCTACACCACCGGCACCAACGTCGCGAACGGCACCAACGTCTACCGCTGCATCACTGCGGGCACCTCGGCGGGCTCAGGTGGCCCGACCGGCAAGGGCTCTGGGATTGTCGACGGCACCTGCGTGTGGACGTGGATCAATGACGACATGATCGACAGCAAGGTCGGTCTCTACAACGAGGTCGACGTGAAGCCCGGCGCGGGCAAGAGCTGGGGGCAAGCGCACAACGTCCAGGTCGAAAGCGGGGTGCTCGCGCAGTTCGTCTACAACACCGAACTGGACCTGACCAACAACTGCGGAACCGACAGCACGTCGGGCAACAAGGTCAAGAACAACCTCGCGCTCTATTGCAACGGGCTGAACACC